CCCAATTTCACACAAATTGATTTAAAAAGGGGGGTACTGTTGTATTATTGTTACACTATGGGGGAAAAGGGAATTCCCTGAACGCAAGAGGATTTCCCTAAACGCATTAAAAACATAGGACAGAAAAAAATGAATAAGTTACCACCTGAATTAAAAATTGTTAGCCCAAGTACAAATGCTGTACGCATTGATGCAATGGCAGACACGATTGCTGAACGCATCCCACAGGCTGAATGGATGGACAACCCTGATGCGTGGGATAAGAAAAAGTTTGTGCAAGAAACTTCAGAGTTTTTGCATCAGGTTTACGGCATCAATACTTTCCAAGACCGACACGCATTGGCAATGTTGGCTGACCACATTGATATGTATGTGCAATGCAACAAAGCATTAGAAACTGAACCGTTGATTATTCAATTTAACGGTGGCAAGACATTTGGGGCAAACCCACATTTTGCTATTCGTACAGAGTGCCTTAAACGGATTATCGTGTTAATGAATGAATTAGGACTAACCCCTAAAGGCAGATTGTCACGGGGTAAGAATTCCAATAGTGGCAGTACATCAGTTGCATCAAAATTGTTGCGTGGGGCTAAAGGATAATGGATTGGCAAGATGGCGTTTTATATGCCGTTCAGGTTGCCAAGGGTGAAATACAGGTTTGCAGAAATGTACGCCTGACCTGCCAACGGTTTTTAAATCAGATTGAAAACAAAGAATGGGGTTGGTATTTTGACCCTGATTACCCACAACATTTCTTAGATTTTGTTGGGCAGTTAAAGCACACCAAGGGTAAAGAAGCAGGCGAAAATGTGGTTTTGCAACCGTGGCAGATATTCTTGATATGTGCGATTTACGGATTTAGGGCAAAGAAAGACCACACAAAACGAATGGTGACGGATGTAATTGTATTCATTCCACGCAAGGCAGGCAAGTCAACATTAACATCCGCAATCGGTTTATACGAATTACAGTTTGGCGAAGCAGGTGCGGAAGTATTCACATTGGCAACAAACCGTGAACAGGCAACGATTGTGTTTGATTCTGCTAAAGGATTTGTAGAAACAACCACGGATGAAATTAGAAATTGGTTTGACCTAAGTAAATACGAGATTAAAAAAGCAGGTGATTCACAAACCATGTTTAAGGCGTTAAGCCGTGACACCAAAAAAACAGGTGACGGCAAAAACCCATCATGTGTGATTATTGACGAATCAGCCCAAATCATTGACCGCAACAGTATTGAAGTTTTACATTCAGGTATGGTTGCCCGTCAGAATCCGTTAAGGATTTACATCACAACTGCATCATTCACTAAAGACACCAAGTTTTATGAAGATATGCAAATGTTTGAAACTATGCTTAATGGCGAAGCAACTGACCAACCGAATTGGTTTGGTTTGCTATACAGCTTAGACCCACATGATGATTGGCGTGAACCTAACAATTGGGCAAAAGCAAACCCAATGCACGGCATAACAGTATTTGAAGATGCGATTGCAAAACGGGCTGAAGAAGCAAAACACAAACCTGCAACGCTAAACGAATTCCTATGTAAAACCCTGAATATCTTTGTTTCTGCAAATACAGCGTGGGTTGACCGTGATTTGTGGGATGCACCTGAATGTGTGATTAAAGAAACCCGTGACCCTGAAGCCGTGTTCTTGGCGTTTGACTTAGCAAGTACCCGTGACTTGAACGCAGTATGTACGCTAAAGCGATATGCCGAAGATGATTATGAAGCCCAATGGAAATTCTTTTTGCCTGAAGAAAGTTTGGAGTTAATTCCAAAGCATTATCAGGACATATTCCGCAACGCAATAAATTCAGGCATATTGAAATTAACTATGGGCAATGTCATGGATGACAAAGAAATCTATGATTACATTATTAGTCAACATCAACAGTACGATTTAAAAGAAGTTGGTTATGATGCCTATAACGCAGGCAACTTGGTATCACGCCTGTATGAAGCAGGTTTGCCCGTCAAGAAAGTTGGGCAAGGTATGGCGGTGTTAAGCAACCCAAGTAAGTATGTGGAAAAGATGATTTTGCAAAAAGGCATTAAACATGACGGCAATCCGTTTGTTGGTTGGCAGTTAAGCAATTGCGAAGTGTACACAGATGTAAATGGAAACATTAAAATCCGTAAGAATGAAGCAGATAAATCAGCAAAAGTTGACGGCATTATTGCAATGATTACAGCGTTTCATTGTGCGTTAGATAACCCGTATGTATCAAATAGTTTTGGTTTTAGGACTTTTTGATATAGAATAAGAAAAACTTGGGGGAAAACATGGGTATTTTAGATATTTTCAGTAAGAAACAAAGCGTTAATAACGAATCTAATACCCTGTTTGGTCAGACCCAATTAGGTAATAATGTTGTTTACCAAGGTGACGGTGGCAGACAAACCGTAAGCCAGCAGTTGCTTTATGTAACAACATCAAGCGTTACCGTTGCAGGTAGAACAGTTGATATGGCAGTTCTATCACGCAATTCAACAGTAATGGCGTGTGTAAGTACAAAAGCCCGTGCATTAGCACAATTGCCAATCAAGGTAATGTACCAATTAGATGACGGCACTTATGTTGATGCCGTTAAATCATCAATCGTTGGGGCAAGAGATAAGGCAAAAGCCAAGCAAGTATTAAACCTGCTAACAAACCCAAACAATTTCCAAAGCCAATACGAATTTTGGTATCAATGGTGTATGTGGCAAGATTTGGCAGGTGAAACATTTACCCTTTGGTGGCGTAAAGACCAAAAAGATGCAAACCTTACGCCAATTGAGATGTATAACCTAGATGCCACATTGATTACAGTTCAATTGACACCAAGCCGTTATCCGTCATACAGATTGACAACCCCATCATACGGTTTTAGCAAAGATGAACCATTGGCAAACTACCAAGTTATGCACATTAAAGAAATGGCATGGCAGGGTTCAGCAGGTTTTAACAAAGGTATTTTGGCAACAGAATTGGTTGGCTTAGACCAAGACATTGACCTGTACGCAAACTTTGTTATGCAGAATGGTGCAAAGCCAAGCGGTATTTTCAGCACAACACAAGTTATTCCTGATGCCAAGTACAAAGAAGTTGCCCAACGCCTGAAAGAAACATGGAACGCCATGACAGGTGGGCGTACAACTGACCAATCTAAGGCAGGTCAGGGTATGTTGCTTGACCAAGGTATGACATACACCCCTGTTGATATGTTGACTTTACAGGATGCCCAAACAGCAGAGTTAAAGACACAAACCATGAAGCGTATTTGCGGTGTGTTTGGCGTACCACCTGCAATGATTGGTATTTCTGACCAAAAGTACAACAACACACAGACAATGCTTGATGAATTCTACAAATCAACCATGTCACCAATGATTAGAAACATTCAGCAAAAGTTAAAACAGCATTTGTTCAAGGGTTACCCAAGCCTACACATTCAGTTTGATACAACTGAATTTTTAGAGGGTTCACCGTTAGACCAAATGAATTTTGCTGTTGCAGGTGTTAATGCAGGTATCTTTACGCCTAATGAAGCCCGTGAATTACTAGGTATGTCACAAGTAAATGGGGCTGATGAATTAGTATCAAAATCACAATCTAATCCACAAGGTGATGCAATTAAGGGTCAAAGCCCAACCGATACAGGTGGCGGTGGCGGTAATCAAACTAGAAAAATGAATATTGGCAAATAATGGCAATACGAATTGGTAAAAAACCCGATTTGTTAAAAGGCTATCATTGGCATCATATTTTGCCAAAACATAAAGGCGGTGATGATTCTAAAGATAATTTAGTGTTGTTATCACCTTTAGACCATGCAATTGCACACTATGTAAGATATAAATTAGATAAAAATTACTCTGATGCGTGGGCGTTTAACAGGTTAATGAATCAAGCCAAATGTGAAGGCATAAGGATTGGCAACATAAAACCCAATTTAGGTAAAAAATTTACAGCAGAAACCAACAAAAAAAAGGGTAGAAGAGGTGTATTAAATGCCATGAAAAATGAACAAGTTAAAAGATTGCATAAAAATATAATGCAAGATTTAAGCGGTAAAGGCATTTTTTCTAACTTTGGTAAAAACAATCCTTCATCAAAACAGGTGAAAATTAACAATGTAACTTTTGATTGTATTAATTCTGCATCACAACATTTTAAGGTTGGCAGAGATACAATCAGAAATTGGTTGAGTGGGGCAAGACCAAAAAAGCATCAAATTTGGCAAGCCGTTTTTGTTGATGGTGGTAAATAATGTCATTTATAGATAAAATATTTGACATTATGGGTTCACAAATCAAGAACCCTAGTGTTAAACTACCAAAAAAGCGGTTTACACCCCACAAGATAAAAGACGATAATCAAGCCATTTCTATTGGGGTAATCAATGAAGAATCTAACATTAGTATGCGAAGCACAAGTACAGTTGGGAAAACAAGCAGATGAATCTGCAACCCCAACAGGAATAATTGAAGCCCGTGCAACAACATGGGGTGCAAGAGAAGGTGCAGACGGCAGAAAGTTTTTTTACAAGCCTGAAGGTTTTATGGATTGGGCTGATGAATTCGCTAATTCAGGCAAACCAATGCCAATGTTCTTAAATCACAATGATATGGGTATGCCCGTTGGTCAATGGGATGAAGTCATGTTTGATGAACAAGGCATGACTGCAAAAGGCAAGCTGTATATGAATACGGCAGGCGGTTCAGACATTTATAACATTTTAAAAGAATCACCAATGATGTTTGGTGGTGTTTCTGTTGGTGCATACGCTGACGAATATTGTTATGTTGATGAAGCAGGCAATATGCTTAATGCTGATAATGTTAATGACGGATATTTCCAAATTACTAAAGGCGGATTCCGTGAAATTTCAGTTGTTATGTACCCAAATAATCCTGAAGCAAATATTCATAAACTAGAATCATGCTTTGAAGAAGATGGTTCATTAAATCCAAGAGTTTTAGAGAAACAATTGCGTGAAGCAGGCGTTACTAAAAAAGATGCGACCACCGCATCAAGTATTTTCAAGAAAATCTTAGAAATGCGTGATGCACCTAAGAAACTTGAAGAAACACCAATTCAGGGTGACCCTGTTGCGGTGGTAACCGAAGCTGAGGAATTACTTAAAGCAATTGAATTGCGTGAGTTGACCAAGGCACTTAATAAACGCATTAAATAAGGAATCTAAAATGAAAGAAGTTATTGAAAAACTAGATTCAATTGAAGCACAACAAGTTGCTAAGATTGAAGAAGTTAAAGCCGAAGCATTTGCAAAAGCTGAAGCTGTTGAAGTATCTTTGACAGAAAAGCTAAACGCAATTGAAGCTAAACTATCAGAAGTACAAGCCCCATCAATCATCAAGATTGAAAAGACAGTTCGTGGCGATGTAAACCGCATGGTTCGTGAATCATTGCGTGATTATGTTAAGTCAGATTCTAAAGTTCAAAAACAATTGAAAGTATTTGCTGACGAATCACAATATGAAGCGTACATGAAGGAAGCATCAGCATTGACAGGTGGCGGTGCAGGTATCGGTGGTAGAACAGCTTATGACCCTGTATTCCATGCTTTGCGTTTGGCTAACCCTATGCGTGGTTTAAGCCGTTCAGTAGCAACTGATGGTGCAACTTATCAATTCCGTGCAAAAGTAGGCAACGCAGGTGCTTCATGGGGTTATGCAATCCAAAACAACGGTTCAGCAACAACTGAAAACATGAACATTTGGCAGTTGACATTGCAAGACCTAAACTGTGCTTTCCCAATCCGTACAGCATCATTGGATGACATTGATGGTTTGGAAGCCAATGTGGTTGATGACATGATGGTTGAATTCAGTCAAGCTGAAGCACTATCAATGATTCAAAACAATGACCAAACAGATTCACCAAATACATACGGTGGCACAAACGGCTTGCGTGGTTTGAATCAGTACGGTGGTGCTAATTCAACTTACACAGGCGGTACAGTAAGTGCTTCAGCATTTGGTTCATCAGGTACAGGTTCTTCATCAGGTTTACATAGCATTGCAACTTATGACCAAATCACTACAAACGGTTTTGGTTCAGCAAACAATGTAACTTACGCTGATGTGGTTAACTTCATTTACAGCTTGCCACAGCAATATTGGACACCAACAGCAAAGTTCATGGTTAGCCCATTGATGCTTCAGGCAATCCGTGGTTTGACTGATGACCAAGGCAGACCAATCTATGTTGACGGTTTAAGCCGTACTGATGGTATCGTTGGTACATTGTTAGGCTTTGAAGTTGTTGTTAACAAGTATTTGGAAAACCCAACTTCAGCAGGTAGCGAAGCAGGTACAAACAGCCAATACCCAATGTACTTTGGTGATTGGACACGATGCCACGCTATCGTTGACCGTTTGAACATGGTTCTTCGCAGATATGACCAAACTCAAGTTGGTTTCATTACATTCTTTGGTGAAAAGCGTTTGGCAACATCAGTTGTTGACCCATTTGCATTAGTTCGTTATCGTTCTACTGCTACAGGTGCTTAATAGTAGTAAATAAGGGTTGGGGGCGTTGCCCCCACCTTTTTAACAGGATTTTATTGTTATGCCAAAACCAACAGCAGGAATGAAAGAAGAAGCCAAACGGGGTTTAGAATGGCGTAAAGAATTCAAGCGTGGCGGTACGGAAGTTGGCGTGGCAAGGGCAAGAGATATTATCAATGGTGCAGATTTAAGCAGAGATACCATTGGTAGGATGGTAAGTTATTTTGCAAGGCATGAAGTTGACAAAAAAGGTCAAGGCTTCAAGCAGGGCGAGGATGGTTACCCAAGTGCAGGCAGAATTGCTTGGGCATTATGGGGCGGTGATGCAGGTAAATCTTGGGCAGAAAAGGAATTAGCAAAAATGGAAAAAAGCGTTATTTTAAATGGCATTACAGAAGCCCTTAAGCATGGGCAAGCAACTATCAATTTAAAAGAAGCATCAGCCCTAACGGGGTCAGGTTCAAATGTTGGTGGGCGTGTTATTTATGATGATGCTTTTGCATCAAAGCGTGAACACAACCCATTGCGTGATGGTTCACGAAAAATTATCACAAGCGGTTCAGACGAAGCGTTTGTTGTAAAGGCAGGTAACGCAACATTAATTGAAAACGGTTCAAACAACCCT